CTCCCTCGGTTCCGCCTGCCTTACTTGAACCCCGGCGCGTTGGTCTCACGCCGGGGTTCTTCTTTACTAAAATGGGATTTCGTCCCCCAGATCATCTGCAATGGCTTGGCGCTTCTGTTCGGTCAAGGGCGCTTTTGCCTGCTCGAAGGGATCGGCCTTGCTTTCGACGGTATCGAAATCATCCATGCCGCCGTCGCCGTAGCGGGCTTCTGTGACCTGCACCGCGTCCAGCAGGAGGGAGATGCCGCCGTTGCCATCGGGATCGATCACAGCGACAGCCCACGCGCGCACGGTGCCTTTGGAGCCTCCCCAGAAGGCCAGATCGGCCAGCGGTTGCTTCTGCCCGTCGATGACGGTGGGTGCCTTGTTGGGCGTGCCGTCCTTCTTCATGCCGTTGCGCTTGGCGGTGAATTGTACCATGCCGGTTTCGTTGCCATGCTCGTCCTTCAGCTTCTTCATGCTGAAGATGGTCTTGAATTGAGGCATCTTGCTGTTGCGCGAGCGGCAAGCCTCATAGTGGGCGCGCAGTTCTTCGTAAAGCGGCTTGGCCTGCTCCTTGGTCATCTCAAAGGCCACGGACCAAGCCGCGTTGGATGCGGTGGGCGCGCAGGGTTCGCTGGCCTGCTTTTGGGTGTTGAACCGATAGGTTTGGTTCAGCTTGGGATATTGCAGGGTCACGTTCTTGACGAGAACCTTGTGGAAGTCATCATTGTTAGCCATGGTTTGCTCCTCTCTGGCTTGTGGTCTCAGAAGTCTACGGTTTGGTCGAAGATGTCATCTTCGGTGGTCTCGGTCTGCCAACGCGGCAGATCGATATGGTTAATCAGTGGCCAGCCCGTTGTGAAGTCGGAAACTGCGGTGGCGTTGCTGATCTTTTGGAGGGTCTGGGTCACGACCTGATCGGCGTGGTCCAAATAGCGGTCGGTCAGGGCATGGACACCGACAGCAAACGGTGACTCTTTCTCGACCGCGATGAACATGAACGTGTCGGCTTTGTAGCCAGCGGCACGCAGGGCGCGCAGATAGAATGCCGCCTGCACGTCGTATGCGTACTTGCGAAGCTCACGCGGGAAGCCGTCTGGGCTGGCGTCGGTGGTGGTCTTCACGTCGAACACCAAGCCGACCTCTGGCAGATAGCCGTCGGGTCGGCATTTGATTTCGACGCCAGTGGCCGGATCGATGCCGAAAAAGCTGGCCTCGGCCACGAAGGTCGGATCGGCCAAATACATGGCCGCCACCGGGTGAGCCTTGACGGCATCGGCGATGCGCGCGGCCAGATCGAACTCGGCTTCTGGCAGCAGGATTTGGCCGTCCAGATCGGCGGCAAGCTGCGCCTCTTTCCACTTGTTGCCACGGCGATCCTCGGGGCCACGCAGGACTAGGTTCTTCTCCGGCTCCAGCACCAGAGCGTGGACGGCGCTGCCCAAGGCGAAGGCCGAGGTTTCCTTGCGGACCTTGCCTTTCCAGTGTGCCAGCGACGTTTTGTAAACCGCCTTCACGTCCGAGGACGAGATTGCGGGGTGGGCATGGTATTCCTTGTTCGTCAGGTCGGTTCTCATTGCTCTCTCTCCACTAGGTCAAAGTCATCAAAGGTTTCGCCCTGAACCCGCCGCACGGTGGCAAACATAGCGGGCAGGCCGTAGGCCACGCTGGACTCATAGGCGACGTGAGCCTTAGCCTTATGCGGCCAGAAATTGATGAGTTGGTTGCCAACTTCCATCTGAAGATGCCAAGGCGCGGCCTCATAATTTGGCCAAAACAACTCGCTGATAATGTTGTTGTCGTAGGCCGCCACGATGAAGTCGCGGTTATTCTGGTCCTGATCGTCGTAGCGGGCGTACATGTCCTCTGGCAGCCCGGTGAACGGTCGTCTGGTCATTTCTTCCTCCATCCGTAATATGCGATCAGAGCCGCCTCGGCCCTGCCGTCGTCCTTCACCCGCGCCCACTGGTCGGCGCTGTCGGGGAAGTATTGGCTGGCCAGCGCGCGGCTGGCGTTCTTGTCGGTCGATAGCCGCATGGTCTTCTTCCACGCGGACGGGTCTACCTCAAACGTCGGCACGCCGCCGAAGAACAGGCACGCCTTCAGTTCACCGTACGCGACAGCGATGGTGACGGCGTTCTTGATGCCGATCATCCGGGGAAAGAAGGGCCGCTCCAGCCAGCAGCACTTGACCGGGCCGAAGGCCGCGATCAGGCCCATCTTCTCGTCGAGCGTGCCGGGCATGTCGTACGTCTTGACCTGCATGTCGTCAGTGTCGAGGAGAGCGATGGCCCCGCTTTTGCCGGGGTCGATGCCGATGTAGAGTGCCATCAAACTTTCCTCCGCGCAAAAACGATCAGGGCAGCGGCGAGCGCCGTCATCCACAACTTCCCAATGATCTGGCCAGCGATGAAGTCAAAAGACCCGAAAGCCAGCCACAGGAAAACCGCGCTGTCTATCGCTGCGCCGACCAAGCCGGATGCTGCAACAGCCAAAGCGAGACGCTTGCGCTGGAGGGGAGCATAGATGGCAAGGTCGGCCAACTCGGAAAGAAGAAACGCGGCGACAGACGCCACGACCAGCGCAGGCGGTGAGAACTGAAAAGAAAGGACGGCACCAAACAAAATCGCAGCGATTGCCCATTGCCAGCCAAGCAGGCGATGCACGGCATCACGCAGCACCAAGGCCGCACCAATCATCAGCACCCCAGAAGGAGCCATGAGGCCAAATCCTACTGGGATCAGGCAAGGTCCATCTGGGATGCACTGGCCAACGTTGCCTATCATCCAGTTTGCCGCTGGTATTGTTGCCGCATATGCGGCCAAGGCGATATATCCGTTCATACTGGAAGGTCCATTTGTTGAGGGCGAATTTCCCAGCGCGCTGGGCATTGTGATCCATCCCATCGATCAGCCATCTTGCGGGGTGTCTGATGCGGGAGATGGTGATTGCGTGCAAGATCGGTGCTGTCTACCGAAGCAAAAGGATATTGCTTCCCAGACAACTGCATCCCGCGAAGCATGTGAAGCCAAGGCATTCGCTTGTGGCGCAAGGTCAGTTCATTGAAGGCTTCATCCATGCGGCGGCACCAAGCGTCAGACAGCACGATTGCATATTCTGCCGTTGATCCCACACAGACGCGAGGCCATTCCTCACATAGCCGAAGGAGTCGATAGATTGGCTCATCCATATGCCAAACAGGCGCGCCCTTGTGGCCGTGAGGCCACTCACGCAAAAGAGCATCCTGCTCCTGCGTTCCGGCGTCAATGACATCAGGGATCACGGCCCATGTGGTTGGGTAGTCAAGCCATTGATCGCACCACTGATAATAGCCGTTCCAGTTTGTCTGTTTACCAGATTTCCAAGCTGAAAACGCGCCGTTATCCAACATCACAGACTGACCGATCATGTGAACCCGTGCGACATCCTGCGGCGCTGCATGTGAGACGCAGAAGCATCTGCCAGCGAGTTCCGCCAAGGCTGCCACAGGCGTGATCGGCGTTCCGTGATAATGCAGAGCCATCAGAGAGCCTCGCCCCTCAAGCCGACCATCATCTTGGCCTGCATGTCGTTCTCCTTGTCAGCGATCTCGCCGCCGCAGGCCAGATAGCCGCAGCCGTCGATCCAGTTGTCCGCGTGGGCCGGGTTTGACTTGGCGCGGGCCAGCTTCAGCAGGGTCATCATCACGGCCACATCGTGGCTCTTTATGTTCCGCCCGAGGTGGGCCGACCAGTAAGCCGCGATCAGGCCGAAGTTAGCCTCCGCATCGCCGTGCGTGTCTGCGCGATCCTTGGTGATATATTCCTTGGCGGTGTCGAGGATGTCGGCCCGGTTCACTTGGACACCCATTCTTCTTCGAACCGCAAATCCTCAATGCCGGTTATGTCTGCCAAGCGGTGGCGGTAGACGGCGGACGGAACAACGCGGCCTGTCATCCAGCGGGACAGGCTGGATGATGCCACTGGCACTTTTCTTGCGAGCCAGCCAAGTTTGCGCCCGTCCTGCGCGCACCATAGCCGGATTTGAGTTTGGGCCATCATTGGCGTTCTCCTATGTTTCGGTGCCATCAGACCTAGAGGCGAAAATAATTAGCGTCAAGTGCATTTTTTCTGTTGCATGCGGTGCGGGCGACTGTATGGTGGTCACACGAACTAGCAAACAAGGAGACTACCATGTGGATCAGCACCCAGCACACCGACACCATCCGCCAGAAACTGGAGAATGACTTCCCGTTCATGAACTTGGCTGTGGAGCAGCAGTTCCCGTCCCACCCGACCCAAGGCACCCGCTATCGCGTGTACCGCACCGATGCCGACCGGGATGAGTTCTACACATACAACCCGGCAGAGATGCGTGAGGCAATCCTATGCCGTGCAATTTGACCCTAGAACTCGAACTCAATCGGCTGGGCGTCATCGCCCGGCCAGCACCCCGCCCCCAGCCAGCGGCCTACGCGCCGCCCCAGTGGAAACCAACTTACCCCGGCGAAGAGCCGCCGTTTTAATAGGAGAAACCAAATGAAAATCCGCGACATCGCCGCCGACCTGATCGGCATCCTGTGCATCTTCGGCCTGCTCTACGCGGGCTTCCTCTTTGGCTTCGGTATGGGGTGGTGAGATGAGCAAGCAAGACCTACTCGCCTACATCGAACTGAAGAAACAGCAGATCGCCGATCTTGAGCGGCTGCACGGAACTGGTGTCAGATCTGCCGCTATCGGAGAGGACATCGGTATCCTGTCCTTCTATCTGCGCGACGCCGAGCAACAACTTGCAGAACTGGAAAAGAACAATGCAACCGACTGAACTGGTAATAACAAACCGCCTTCAGACAGGCACCACCTTCGCCGTGCTATCCAGCGACATGACGCAAAACGTGTTCATCCCGTCCAAGCTGGCGCTTGATGCCAGCCTGCGTCCCGGCCAGAAGGTCATGGCGCAGATCGTGCCAAACATGAGCCAGCCGGAGAAGACGCCTTGGCTGGCGATCTCGCTGGAAGACGCAAAGCCGCTGTCCACACGGACGCTGGCTGCTCGGATCAAGGAAGAGTTGGCTGGCGGTGCAGCTACGACTTACGAACTGGCATCCATACTTGGTGCCAGCTTCGATGATGTGTTGGCCGAGTTGATCGAAATGCGCTTGCCCAGCACAAACCTGTGGGCTTTGGACATGCACGAACTGACGGAGGTGCAGGCATGATGTTCTGGCGCAAGAGAGAGGCGGTCATGCCGCATCGTGACGTGCAGGCAGAGGCGGCACTGGCGATCAGCAACGCGGCGCAGGTTCTGCCAGCAGGGAGGTTCATGGCCCTCGTTTACTGGGCCATCGTGGAGAACCGCCAGATCAGCGTCGAGGACATCGACGCGCTGGCCAATCGGCTGTCGCGGGCGGCTTGGGAACGGGGGCGGAGATGAGCAAACAGGTCAAGATCAAAAGCCTGATCTGGCGCGACGTGACCATCCCAGAAGGCGCAACTGGCGGCCTATGGCTTGTCGCATATAGCATCGTCGGCACATACGAACTGCACCGCTTTGACGACAAGGTTGGCGTGTATCTTGGGATGCCCGGCGGCATTGCGTTGGACCAATACGTTGACGTTCTGTCAGCCACCGATGCCGCTCAGGCGAACTTTGAGAAGAAGGTCAGGAGTGTTTTGATATGAGCCACTGGCACTACCAACTGATGCGGCACAAGCTGGCGCGACCGAACGAGGTGGACGGGGAATACTACTACGCCATCCACGAACTTTACGAGATGGACGATGGCCCCGCATGGACCGACGAGCCTATCCAAGTGACCGGGGAGAGCGTCGAGGACGTGCAGAAGGCGCTGATGCTGATGCTCAAGGACATCGAGAAGCATGGAGTGAAGGACTATGACTGACGAAGAACTGGTGGAGCGGTTGCTGGATTTTGACAAGGTAACCGTTGGGGATGCCCGCGATGCCGCCGACCGCATCGAAGCCCTGACCGCCAAGGTCAAACTTATGGACGACCTCGACGTTATCAACGGGGAGAAGATCGAAGCCCTGACCGCCAAGCTGGCGAAGGCGGTGGAGGGGCTTCTCCTTGCCCGTGTCCATGTCGCCAACAATGAGCAGGGATGGAGCGTGGGTCGGGCCTCTGCGCGATCTGACCTAAAGATTATCAACGCCCTGCTGGCCGAGATTGAGGGAGAGAAGACATGAGTGACGAAGATTTGATCCGGCGCGGGGACGTGGTGAAGGCAACAGCCGAATATCTGTGGGAGACTCAGGTTGACCCCATGCTGCTATGGTACGTGGAGCAAGCAGTGCTCACCATCCCCGCCGCCGCGCCTGACAAGGTGGGTTATAGCCAAGCCAAGCGCGACCTTTGCTTGTTCTTGGACCCAGGCCTTGCGAGCGCAGATGCTTGGGGATGGGATGATGACAGCGTGTTCGCGGCGGCACTGGCGAGGCTGACTACCCCCAAGCCTGACCAAATCGACACCGTGGCCCGCGCGATCTGCGCCGAGATTGAGGGAAAAGATGCCCCGTGAAGTCAGCAACAGCCCCGGTGCGAGAGCGTTGAGGCGGGCGGGCTACGTCAAATGCCCAGCTTGGTGGCTGACATCCGAGCAGTTTGAGTTATTGAAATACATGTGCCGAGGCAATCTACCAGAAATCAATCGCATTAAAAACGAGGCAGAGGCTTGCCAGCCACCGTGGCAATCAGATAGTTAATGCAAGTGAGGGGCGCAGCGAGGCCATTGGCTTTGTATCGGTCGAAGATCAGACTGCGCTACGGCTTATCATCCACCATAGCGCCCCTCACGATACCCAGATCAATATTTGCCTTCCCAAACGCGCAGATGGGCGTTGTCGCTGCTGTTCATCTCGCGGGCCACAACCTCACGCATGGC